GACGATTGTTGAGAAACCAGAGGTTGGATTTTTTCCTATGAACGGCATTCTATATTACCCTTATGATTTTTCCATAATTCCCAAAACAACATCTAGTGCAGATGCGGTTCCAGCTTGAACCTTTAATGTGTCAGTTGCTTCCAGAATATATTTCTGTCCAGCAAGTGTTTCCAATGTAGTATTCGCTGGAATACTTACATCTTCTAGTAATTGGTGTGTAGTTGTTGCCGATGTGTCACCGAACTGAACTTTGACTGTCACCGCACTACTTGATTTATTAGCGATGGCAAGTCCAAGAACAACTACCTGTGTTGAAGCCGGTGCAGTGTAAAGAGTGTCATATGCACTATCATTTACATTTGCAAGAGCCGCATTTTTGAAAGTGTTCGCCATTTTATTTTCCTATGTTATCCTAAAGCAATCGCAAGTGCAGTTGCATCGTCTTCTGGGTCAAAGTCTAGTTTCGTTCTTGTCACCGCAGAATTTTGAATTTTTGCAGTTGTAATACTTCCATCTGCAACAGTATTTAGTGTGTTCACTCCATTCAATTGAATGACTTGAATATTATTTGTTCCACTTGAAGGAGCAGCAGTAAATGTCAATGTTGAACCAGCAACCGTGTAAGCATAAGATGCACCGTTTCTCTGATAAACATTATCAACAAATACCATAAAGTTCTCAGCAGTGTTTGCAGCAGGAACTTGTGTTAAGGTAAAGGCAACTGTAGAACCATCACCATTAAACTCATCAATGTGAGTATTTGAATTTGTTGCGGCAGCAGTAAGTAACTGTCTACCCATGTATACAATAGAACCTCTATCAGCAGCATCTGGTGCTTCTGAGAAGTTGATGTATGATACACCACCAGTTGTTGAAGTCGAGTAAGAATACTCAGGCTCTTGGACAATACCACCCAATACCACCAACAACTGAGTTGGTGACGCAACTGTATGGTCAAGTGCATACTGTGTGGTTGACCCATCACCAGTAATCACCTGTCTTTCAAATACACCGTAGGACGGTTCTGCTCCAATATATGCCATTAGTTTCTACCTTTAAATTTCTTAATCATATTTATTCAGACTATACTGCGTCCCATGTTTGGGTTTCTTCATTCCAAATGTATGGAACTTCAAGACCATCCTCTGGAAGTGCAACTGGACATTCCCATTCCCATGTAGTTTCATTTAGTATCCAAGATTCATATGGTTTTGGGTTAATAAACACATCATGTTCACTATTATATGTTCCACCGATTGATGCTGGGTTTACACGAGAACCACCATCATTGAAATATTCAATCCAATGTCCTGGCGAATCATCAACAAAACGATTATCCATATATTCTCTTGTTGCAACAATAGTCTGTTTTACTTGTCCATCTAATACTTTTGCGAAATAACTCATTTACATATCTCCTTATGGCAAAACATATCTAATAATAACAACACCATCAGCACCATTACCGTTGTTACTAGCATCAGCAGTAGAACCACCTCCGCCATCGCCAGAGTTTGTTCCCGAATTAGCAGATGCAGCATTACCACCAGATGAATATGTATAAGAAGAACCAGAAATACTAGAAGTTACTCCACTTCCTCCACCACTATTATTAACTTGATCAGCTCCTGCACTACCAGCACCACCACCGGCACCAGCAGTTGAAAGACCACCACTTGGATTACCGCCACCGTCATAACCTTGTCCACTAGTTCCAGTTCCAGCGATTCCATTGGAAGCGCCTCCGCCTCCACAACCGCCAGCACCGCCACTGTATGCACCATAGTTAGTGCCTGTGCCGCCATAGACATTTACATATCTCCAAGTAGAGAAACCACCAGAACCGCCGCCAATTGATGTGATACCATTGAATGAACTATTACCGCCATTCGCCCCATCGACAGCAGCACCAAGTCCGCCTGCACCAACAACCGCTTGATATGTCCCAGCAGAAATAGTCATTTTAGATTCTGGGGAAGACCCTCGACCAGAAGATTCACCAGTTACAGATGAACGATAACCACCAGCACCGCCGCCACCGCCAACATCGCCAGCGGCAGAGGTATAACCACCGCCGCCGCCGCCACCGCCAGCAACAACAATATATTCAACATTAGAAAGAGTTAATCCAGAAGGAACTACAAAGTTATCAGTAGTGCCAAAATAGTGGATTCTATAACTTCCAGAATTTGAAATTGAACCGCCGCTAGGAACGCCAGAAACAGTTTTGGTTTGTGAATTAGAAGATGGTGTTCCATCAGCATTGTTTACAATAATTGTAATTGTATCACCGGCAGTCTGTCCATAGACAGCAGCAGGAACAGTAACAGTTGCAGAACCAGATGTTACCGATACATCATTAACAGTTGCAATAGTTGTTGCACCTTCTTTGAATAATACATCAATACTATCTGTTGCATTAGTCAGAGAAAGAGTTAAATCAGTTGCAAGTCCATCATATATTGTTCCAGAAATAGAATCAATTGTAGGAATCAAGTTCGTGGCAACCCAAGTTACCCCATCATAGAACTCAATTGAACCAGAGTCAGAATTGTATCTTGTTTCTCCTGTGTCTGGAGTGCCTGGGCGTTGTGCAGTTGTTCCAGCAGGAAGACTGAATCCACCAGTAGATGTGTTAGGTTGGTCTGAAACTTCTGTAGGCCCAACAGAGGGGATTACAACATTATCTAGATTAGATAATAGAACATCACCGTTTGCGTCTAAAAGTTCTGCAAGATTTTTATTTTTACTAGCCATTAGTTCTGATACCTTACCATGATTGGAAGTCCACTAGATGGTGCGAAAGTCATCGTTACCACACCAGTAGACGAATTAACTGAATAGTCCGTAGTTGGCACCATCATCACACCGTTATAGTATACCCATGCACTGTTAGTGTTGACACCAGCAGTTGTCAGAGTAAATGCAGTCGTAGAACCATCACCAGTGAAATTATCAATATTCCAATCTGGGCCTCTACGAACAATACCACGAACACCTAAATGTTTTACTTCAATCTCTGCACTAGCGTCTGGTGCAGAAGTGAAGGAAAGAGTTGTTGAGGCAAGAGTATAGTTAGTCGTTGCCTTCTGAACAATACCATCAACAATTACCAACAAAGTATTGACATTTGCTGGAGTTTCTGATACTGTAAAATCTGTTGTTGAACCATCACCAGTAAAAGTATCTGTAGTGAAGGTTTTCATCTGTTCTGTCAACTGAGTCGCACCAATCGAATTGTTTGGAGGAGTCATGTTGTAAGGGCCGATACCCTTATGAATTACATAGATTGATGCAGAAGATGAAACTGTCTCAGAGAAGTTTAGAATTCTGGGTTGATTAGAACTATTCTCATGAACTGAATATGCAACATCGGGCTCTTGACGAACATTGTCATAAAGAACTTCAATATTACCTGCTTCGCTGCCTGGAACGTCAATACTCAACTCAATCGCATTTGAATACGTTCCGTGAGCGCCAGTAACAGAACCAAATGCACTACCAGTAAAATCCTCTTTAGGGAATGTGGTAGATATTTGGTTTATAAATGGAACACCGATATATGCTTCAGACATTATATTCTACCCCTTACGATACATCTTCTAGAATTGAACATATTACATCAACTGTAGCGGCAGTTGCATATACACGAACTTCATCGTCACCGTTCAACACGACTTTCTGACCAGATACCACTTTCAATGCACCGCCAGAAGGGACAGGAGCATTTTTTACAATGTGATATTCTGTGGTTGCTGAACTGTCATAAATCATAACAGTTACTTGAACCGCAGATGAACCTGTGTTTGAAACATCAAGTTCAATCAGAATTGAGTTGACGGCAGAACCATTGTTCGCAGTGTAGACTGTAGTAGGAGACCCACTAGAAGTGCTAACACTTGTTGCGAATGAATTTTTAAAATTGTTTGCCATTCTGATTTTTTCCTTTGTTTATACCTTTATTTATAATGATTATCCAAGTGCAATACCCATTGCCACAGAGAAACCTTGTGTTGCAATTGTTCCACTTGTGTTTCCAACAGACAAAACTGTTGAACCGTCTGTGATATCACCATCAAGTTGGACATCACCTGTGACATTAATGCCCGTATTAATTGTATCCAATTTTGTTGAGCCATTAAACTGAAGATTAACACCTGTTACTGCATCAATTGTTACATCAGATGTAGAGTCAATTTGTAAGTCACCAGAACCATCATGGGTTAGTTTTGAATTTGATCCATCATGAAAAATTTGCATATCGTCATCTGTGCCCAGTTTAATTCTTTCACTGGATACACCTGTCGAATCATCAAAATCAATCACATTAGGGAAGAGGACAGTTGAAATTGCGCTTTCTAACTGTTGAACTGCCT